ATTATCTGCTGGTTATTCATTATGGATGATGTTATTTCAAAAGGACAAAAATATCCTTTGTATTGCAACTAAGCAGGAAACAGCACGTAACATGGTTACAAAGGTTAAGTTTATGTATGATAACTTACCTTCATGGCTTAAAATTAAAGCCGAAGAAAATAACAAATTATCACTTAGGTTAAGTAATGGTTCACAGATTAAAGCAACATCCGCAAGTAGTGATGCTGGTAGATCAGAAGCAGTTTCATTGCTATTAATTGATGAAGCAGCATTTATTGATCAAATTGGTGAAATATGGGCTTCAGCTCAACAAACACTAGCAACTGGTGGTGGTGCTATAGTATTATCTACACCTTATGGTACCGGTAATTGGTTCCATAAAACATGGGTATCTGCTGAAAATAACGAAAACGATTTTTTACCAATTAAATTACCTTGGTATGTTCATCCTGAACGTGATCAAACATGGAGAGATAGACAAGATGAATTATTAGGTGACCCTAGAATGGCATCACAGGAATGTGATTGTGATTTTAGTACATCGGGTGATGTTGTATTTTATAGTGAATGGATTGAATTCTTAAAAGAAACAACAATACAGGATCCAATTGAGCGACGAGGTGTAGACCAAAATCTATGGATTTGGGAAGCAGCTGATTACTCTAGAGAATATATGATTACAGCAGACGTTGCCCGTGGTGATGGTAAAGATTTTTCAACAGCACATATTCTTGATATTGAAACAAATACACAAGTAGGTGAATATAGGGGACAAATGTCACCTAAAGAATTTGGTTACTTTTTAGTTGGATTAGCATCTGAATATAATAACGCAATGTTAGTAGTTGAAAATGCTTCAATTGGTTGGGCAACATTAGATTCAATTATTGAACGGGGATATGTAAATTTATACCATTCACCAAAATCAGACCAACTTACAGCCGAATCATACCTTAGGGTATTTGAAGGTAATAGTGAAATGACCCCTGGGTTTACAATGTCAATGAGATCAAGACCATTGGTGGTAAATAAATTTAGGGAGTATGTTGGTGACCGTTCATGTATAATTCGTTCAAAACGTTTGCTAGAAGAAATGAAAGTATTCATTTGGAGGAATGGACGACCTGAAGCTCAATCTGGATATAATGATGATTTAGTAATGGCCTTCGGTATAGGAATGTATTTGAGAGATACATCACTTAAATTTCAACAACAATCTCACGATATGACTAGAGCTACCCTTGGAGGTATGAGTAAGTCTACGTATGTTGGGGCATATGGAGCTAATCAAAACACAAAACCTTTCGAAATTCAAAACCCATATGGGGGAAAAGAAGACATTAAATGGCTCCTCTAAATATTTATAGGATATAATAATATATAAAATGGCAGATACTAAATTATTTACACGATTACAACGCTTATTCTCCTCTGATGTAATCATCAGAAATCAAGGAGGTAACCAACTTAAGGTAATGGACGTTGATTCGATCCAAAAATCTGGAGATATTGCAACAAACTCCTTAATGGATAAATACAACCGTATCTATTCACCTTCATCAACTTCATTGTTTGGTCAACAGCTAAATATGAATTACCAATACATGCGTACATTCATATACTCAGATTATGATGTGATGGATAATGACGCTATTGTTGCTTCAGCACTTGATATTATTGCTGATGAGTGTACATTAAAAAATGATATGGGTGAGGTACTTCAAATTAGAAGTAGTGATGATAATATTCAAAAAATATTATATAACCTATTTTATGACGTATTAAATATTGAATTTAATTTATGGTCATGGATTCGCCAGATGAACAAATATGGTGACTTTTTCCTTAAATTAGAAATTGCTGAAAAATTTGGTGTTTACAATGTAATACCTTATACAGCGTATCATATTGAACGACAAGAAGCATATGATCCAGAAAACCCAAGTACTATTAGATTTAAATACTCCCCAGAAGGAGTATATTCAGGTGGTTCAGGATATTATGGTGTTCCAAATACATATCAAGAAAACGATGATGCTATTTATTTCGATAATTACGAAATGGCTCACTTCCGTTTATTAACGGATGTTAATTTCTTACCTTATGGTCGCTCATATATTGAACCAGCTCGTAGGATTTATAAGCAATACGCATTGATGGAAGATGCTATGTTAATTCATAGAATATCTCGTAGTCCAGATCGTCGTACATTCTATATTAATGTTGGTTCTATCCCCCCAAATGAAGTAGAGAATTTCATGCAGAAAACAATTTCTACAATGAAACGTACTCCATTAATGGATGAACAAAGTGGAGAATATAACCAAAAATACAATATGCAGAATCTAATGGAAGATTTTTATATTCCAATTAGAGGTAATGATACATCAACAAAAATAGAAACCCAACCAGGATTAACATATGATGGTATTCAAGATGTTGAGTATTTAAGAGACAAATTATTTGCTGCTCTTAAAGTACCTAAAGCATTTATGGGTTATGAAAAAGATTTAACTGGTAAAGCTACATTAGCTGCGGAGGATATACGTTTTGCTCGCACAATTGACCGCATTCAACGCATTGTGTTATCCGAGTTATATAAGATTGCATTAGTGCATTTATATACGCAAGGATACACTGAAGAATCATTAACCAATTTTGAATTAAGTTTAACTACACCATCTATTATATACGATCAGGAAAAGATCGCATTAATGACTCAAAAAGTAGATTTAGCTAATTCAATGATGGAATCTAAATTATTCCCATCAGATTGGATTTACGAAAATGTATTCCATTTCAGTGCTGATCAATATGATGAATATAGAGATTTAATTGTACAGGATCAAAAACGTAGATTCCGTGTTACACAGATTGAGGCTGAAGGTAATGATCCATTAGAAACAGGTAAATCATATGGTACACCACATGACTTAGCATCATTATATGGAACCGGAAGAATGGATTCAGATCCAGCAAATGTACCTGATGGGTATGATGAGAAAGCTCCATTAGGTCGTCCTGAAGAAAAAGTNACAGATAGAAATACTCAAGATAGTCCGTTTGGGAAAGATAGATTAGGAGCTAAAGGAATGAAAGATGATGGTAATGAATCTGATTCAATTAGACCACAATATAAAGGCGGTTCACCTCTAGCACTTGAATCTAAATTCAAAAATAGACAATTATTTGAAAGTTTAGATAAAAAATTAAGTCTGAAAAATAAAGGAGAAGACCTTTTAAATGAAGACAATATTAAGGAACAATAATCTTTATATATTTATAACAAAACCCTAGGGAATGAACATTAAACATTCAAAATACAAAAATACTGGGCTGCTATTTGAATTAATTGTGAGACAAATCACAGCTGATACTCTATCGGGTATAGATTCAAAAGCAACCGGAATTATGAAGAAATTCTTTGTAAAGTCTGAATTAGGAAAGGAATACAAATTGTATGAAACCATTTCTAAGCATAAAAATATATCCGAAGCTAAAGCTGATATGATTTTAACTACTGTTATTGAAAGTTCTAAAACACTTAATCGTAGTTCTTTAAAAAGACAAAAATATAACTTAATTAAGGAAATATCTAAACATTATAATTTAGAAGAATTCTTTAAAATTAAATTACCGAGTTATAAAACCCATGCTTCATTATATACTTTACTAGAAATATATAATAGCGAAGTACTATCTAATCCAGATCAAATTATTGATAATAAGATTTCTTTATTAGAATATATGGTAGCTACTCCTATTAAATCTAAAAAAGTAGAAAATGATTTAATGGAAGAATTTAAATCGTATCCTAAAGATCTTAGAATATTAACATATAAAGTTATGTTAGAAAATTTTAATGGTAAATATGGTACGTTAAATGACGATCAAAAAGATGTATTAAAAGAATTTATCAATTCCGTTGATAATACTCCTAGATTAAAAGAATTTTATAATGGTAAAGTATTTGATTTAAAAGAAAAATTAAATAAAATATTACCTAATATAGAAAATAAAGCAACACAAATTAAACTTAATGAAGTAACAAATCTACTATCTCCATTAAGTAAAACATCTAACGTAAGTGATGATGATTTAATTAACTTACTCCAATATTGTGAACTATTAGAAGAAATTAAAAAATCTAATGGAAGAAAATAATACCATAAAACCTAAAGACATAGATCCAGCCTTAATCAAACGACTTGAGGATCAATATGGACCTATGGATATGGAAAATGATTTCTTTGATATTGGTTTAATAAATTATTACAAAACAACAGACGTAAATAAGGAAACAAATTCTAGTACACAAAAAACCATAAAACTACCAAGTTTAGGAGATTCATTAAAAAAGATGTCTACTGCTTTAAAATCACTTAANGGATTATTAGGTACAGATGTTGCTCGTAATGATGNAGAAATACAAAAAGTATTAGATAATTTTAAAAATGTATTTAATAGATATAGAACACATTTAAGAAAATCATATCCTGATCAATATAGACAGATAAAAAACCAATTAGAAGAAAATGANGTTGATGAAGCATCAACCTCTAGTGGTGCTGGTTCATATCAAACTCCATTTGCATTTAATAAAAATAAAAATGCTGATGGAACCGATAATGATGTAATGATTAAAAAATACGGATACAAATTAGC